GTTGCGTTTTCTAATGTTGAATTAGTTACCTCAACACCATTTATGTACGCTTTTGGATTGCTATTGTAACTTGTCATACCGCGACTGCTCTTGATAGCCCGTCAAAAGTTCCACCGCGTTGTGCTGATGAATTAAAAGCATTGTCAATAGCTCTAGTAAATCCTTCTTGGTCAATAATGCTAGGTGCATTTACGTTAATAGTTACTGATCCAGGTATGCTGCCAATATTGCCAGGGCCACCACCGCCTGTTAATTGACCCTGAGCATTAAATACGCCAAAGCCACCTTCCTCATTAACCACAAAACTTACTGCGTCTTTAAGAGATTCGATCCAAGCATTGTTAACGCCATTGGGATTTCCTGGCACTAAACCAATTACGTTCCGCTTAAACTCGTCTGTAATAGGTTGTAGAACGTGCGCTACCGGCTTGGCTAATGATTCTGCTACCTGATCTGTAAAAGATCTAGATACGAAACTACCGCCAGCGCCACCCTCTAAAGTGTTAACACTTAATCCTGCTTTGCTACCACCTGAGAATATGTCAGCAATACCAGCCCCTAATTTGCCTAATGGTGAGTTTTTGATTGCAGTACCAAGTCTTGCGAATAATTGAATTAGATCGCCGATTTTGTCAATTAAGAATACGACTGTATTAACAATGCCTGTAAAGGCTTTACCTAATACGTCAATTAAGATCGGTGCTACTGTGCCTTTAACGAAACTAGCCAAAGATTTAAGCAGGTCAATTAGTGGACGATATTCGTCTGAGTTTTGTTTAACTGCTGTGCTGATCTTTTCATAAGCAGACCGCAAAGTATTTAGAACAGGTGTTAAGAAGTCTTTAATTGTTTTGGCTAAGCCTGACGTATCGTTTTGGAAACGATCAAAGATTGGTACTAAAAACTCGTTGATAAAATCAAACAGGCGAGTCAAGATTGGCAAGAGTGCAGCGCCTACGGATTCTTTAGCTTCATCAAAGGCAACTTGTAACCTAGCTGTTTTGCCTGCAAAGGTTTCAGCAGCGTCAGCGGCAGCACCCTCAAAGGTATTAGCTAATTGCTTAGTTATGTCGTCAAAGTCCATAGTCTTTAACTGAGCAGCTGAGATACCTACACCTAATTTACCTAAAGCTGTATTCTGACCCTCAAAGGATTTAGATAAAGCATTAGTAACAGATTCCAAACTCTTGCCGCTACCTCGGCTAATGTCTAGGGCTAAGTTTAATAGTTTTTGAGATTGCTCAATGTTTTTAGTGGATCTAGTTAAACGATCTAAGGCTGGGCGTAGTTCATCATCTGCAACGCCTGTCGCAAGTGCAGTTACGGTTATTTGCTTTTCAACTGCTGCGATCTGATCATCAGTAGCTTTAGTAACACGCTGTAAAGATCCGGCTAGTTTGACCTGGGCTTGTTCGTCCTCAATAGCAGCCTTAACGCCATCTACTGCTAATTTGACCCCATAGGCTGCAACCGCAGCACCAGCAACCGCAGCTGCTTTACCAACCGCTGCAAAGGCATTACCAATACGATTGCTACTAGATTGGGTTTCAGTTTCGGCTGTTTTTAAGCCTTTAACTAAATCTGCTGTATCAGCAAGGATAGATAGTTTAAGAGTACGATTGCCAGCCATTAGTATTTATCCGTAATCTGCTTAAAGCCTTTTTCCCACTTGTTAATAAGTTCAGGCTGTTCTTGTCTTAAGGTTGAATAGATAAAGTAGCCAGCATTACCTCTACCCCTGTTTGGGGATCTGCCTGGGAATTGAGCATAGCGCTTTGATCCAAACTCTAATCCGTAAAGAATATCTAAAGTAGTACCGCCACCGCTTAATTTTTGACTAGCAAAGCCATACTTAAACTCACCGATCTTGCTTGACTTGGCAATACGAACACCGTCAGCGATTTTAATTGAGCCTTTAGGGTATTTGCTATTGCGTCTAGCAGCAGCTTTAATTTGATCAGCAGCATACTCAGCGAGTTCAGCAGATAACTTCTTAGACTGCTCTACTGCTTCCTCGTCCATAGCCTTAAACGAGCGTAGGATTTGACGTATGTCCGCTTTGTCGTATTCGACTTTAACGTCCGCCATTTCGCTCCTTAAGTATCTCTAGTGCCGTTGCAATATCCTCAGCTGTATCCCAATACTGCATAGGGATCTGTGTTGCGATAGCTAGTTCGACTATTAGTCGGCTGAGGCTACCGCTTGGGTGGGGTTTACTGCTGTTTCCTCTATCTCAATATCTGCAACCAAGTTACACCAATTATCTAAACTCAGCGCTGCCTTGTTTGGGTTCTCGCGCTTCATAGCGTGATAAGCCAAGAACATAAGATCGCTAATACCTAGTGAAGGATCTTTGCTAATCTTTTGACCAGTCTCTAATTCCCACTTGCGCCACTCAGGCGGCTGTGCTGTGTATGTAGCCTGGTCGCCTGCGTTTGTAGTTATCTTGATATTTAGTTTCATTTGTTCTCCCGATTGTGTTAATTAAAACGTTTCTGCTGGTACGCCGATAACCTGGAAGGTGTAGCTAACAGTCTGTGCGTCCACTCCTGATCCACCTGCTGTTGGCCAGTTAGGTAGGATTTGGAAAGCGAAAGCAGCGCCAGTTGCAGCTGTGAAGGCTACGTTAATTCCAGAGTCAGGTGAACTTTCTGTTGCGTTCCAGATACCTTCGCAAAGTGATCCAGTTACGCCCCAGTCTGCCAACATATCAACGGTAAAAATAAAGTCGTTATCCACAACCTTGTATGCTTTGCCGTCTAGTGTTTGGTATGTCTGACGATCTGTTGTGCCAGTTAATACTGCGTTTGTTGCTTGTGCGTCGTATGAGTTTCCACCAATAGTGAAGGACACATCTCTGCCTGTTATTACTGTTGTTGCCATATTTGTTCCTAGTTTGTGTAGTAGGTTGATACATTAAAATCAGCAACGAGTAAATCACTCGCACCGACTTGCGTAATTGACGGGCGATCTACTGCCCCAACTACATAATTAGCAGGCAGAGCTGCTAAGACCGATAGTAGCAGCGTTTCTAGGTTGTCTAGGGCTGCTTCGTTGCTGTAATAAGCGACTGCAACGGTAATAGTAAAATTAAGTTTGCACCTAATAACAGATTTGCTTATTGTTTCAAACTCTATGTACGGGCTGTCCGGCACGATAACGATAGCCGGTGGAATAACAGACTCAGGTACAGAATTGTAAACGTTAGCGGCAATACCGCTTAAAGCTGTTTCTAGAGCAGTACGAGTTGCACTTATTGGCATAGCGACTCGACATCAATGAACGGCGCAAGTAGAGCCTGGACACGATTGACGAGGCTTCTGCCCATACGGTACGGAGTTGGTGCAAAGTCCACGCCCTCTATCTGCCCACCTGCTGCGGTGCGTGATTGGAATACTTCAACGCTTACAACATAAACTGCCGACTCAATAGCGTCGTTGCCTACATAAGTAGAAGCTCCCGATAGGGTGGCTAGACCACTTGGAATTACGTTTGCTTCGTTAATATCGGCATTTGTAATTGCAGCAGCAAACGAATACTCGCCTAAATTATCATCATCTAAGATCGTGCGAGTGCCATTGTAAGGTGAGCCACAACCTGTAATAACTACCGATTGACCAGCACTAAATAGGTTTTCGCCAACAGTAGTAAAGATTGCTTTGTTATCTAAAAGTTTAGTGCTCCCGATTGGGGAAGCATATTTTTCTAGCATAGGCAGAATAACTGCCTCAGCTGTATCAATTATTTGATCTAAATATGCGTCGTTGTAAAGTGATGAGGATACGCCAAGAACAGATCTCAGCTGGGTGGCTGTGATTATTGAAGGCATATCTACTCCTTTAATGAGAGGTGAGCGCTCGGGAGAACACGCCCACCCCTCGATCTAGTTTGTGTTACTTATCAGGACTTGTTAAACCAGTTAGCGCCAGCAGCGATCTTGGTTGCAAGTGCGCCATAGCCATAGTAGCTAACTTCGATTTGTCCGTTTAGCGCTACGTTTGTTTGTAGACGTACGCGTGGTGACTCGTACCAGGTGTATGCGTCTGGGTTTACTACGACCATTGAATAGTCGCCTAGACCTGTGCCACCTGTGCCACCAAAGTTGCGATCAACATAAAGATCAAGACCTAATACGTTTCCGCGAATACTTGTTGGTGCTACCGCGCCACCAGCGTTTTGTGGCTGTGAAGCTGTGTAAATTGGACGTCCGCTGTCATTGTAGCTCATAATTCTAGCCCATTGTTGAGGGCTTACTACTAAGTTGCGTGCAAAACCAAGTGAAGCGCCATAAACTGCAGCTGCTGCGCTAGACACGAAAGTTAATAGTCCGTCTTTGTCCTCAGTCGTAGCAGTTGTGTTAAGAGTTCCATTGTTAGCAATTTCGTCACCGACAAAATCATCAGTAGCTTTTGCATAAGCAAACTCCATCTGACGTACTAACTCAGTAAAGAATACTGGGTTTGAGCGATCTAGTAATTCTACTGAGAAAGTCTGTGCGCCTGCATACTTGTTTACGCTTACTGATAAGAAAGATGATTCCATACCAGTTTCGGTAATTGGCTGTGCTTCGTTTACATCAGCAACAGTTGGTACTACTGTGATCTTTGGAATCTCAAAAGTCATACCTGCATCAGGTAATGCGCCACGAGAGATTGCTTCGATCATTGGACGATCAGCGTTTGATAGAGGGTTAATTACCTCTGTAAGCTGACGTGTTGGAATCAAACCAGCGTTATTGCTTGTGGTGTCATCAGCGAACGCTACGAATTGGCGAGAATCCTCGTTGCCCAATTTAGCGCGTACTGAGTGTTCCAAGTATGTAGCTTTGTCCACGATTGGAGAACGTGGTCGTGCGTAAGTCAAAGGTTGAGCAACTGGAGCTGCTGCCTTTACTTCTGCTGCCTCGACCGATACCTCAGTATCAGCGGCAACTTCTGGAGTATCGATCATTTCT